GACTATGAGAGATTTAATTTTAGGAGAAGATAATGAAAGATATTTCTCAAAAGAGGTAGTAGATATGTTGTTATGGAGAAAGAAGAATTATTATGATAAGAATCTGGTACCACCATATGTATGCACAGCAACGCAAAAAGATGAGTTGAGATCCCCACAGAAAGTGGATTATCCACGTTTGTTTGCAAATGGAGGAAAAATTAATTTTTTTGAAGCAAGACAATATTGTATGACATTCTTTGAACAGGTTTTGAATCATGCAGGAGAAGGAGATGTCTATATAGGAATTAACCCACACGGTAAGGAGTGGGAATTGCTTGCTCAGAAAATGGAATCTAAATCAAGTAGGAAAATTATTACAGATGATATTGCTTCTTGGGATTTGTGTATGAAGATATTAGGGTTTGTTGAAGGATTAGTTAAAGAACTTAAACGATTGCAGGTAAATGCAGAATTAATAAAGAATATTGAATTAGTTATTGTTTCAACTTTGACACCTTTTATTGTGTTAGGAGATCATATTTATTCTTCTTATCAGATGCCTTCAGGTTCTTATTTAACTGCAGTAGTTAATTCCATGTATAATTCATGGATGAACAGAGTTCTATGGGATTGCAAACATCCGGATAAAGATTTTGATGAATTCATTTCGCAAGGAACATTTGGAGATGATTTGATCCAATCAATTTCAGAATCACTTGAGGACGATGCTTGGAATGGTCAAGTATTGGCGGCCCTAAGATTACAATATTTTGGACTGAAAACAACATCGATTTTTAAAGATGGTAGGGAAGTACCAAAATTCTTGCCATTATATACTATAGATGGAGAAGAAGCAGCTCAGTTTCTTAAAAGATATTTTAAAAAAGTAAATGGAAATGTTTACCCAGTGCTAGATTTACATTCAATAGTAGGAATGATGTCATGGGTTAGACCAGATGATAAAGATGGAAGACCAATCCATTTGTGTACTAAGGAAAACATAGAAACAGGAATGAGAGAATTGGCTTATCATGGAAGACAAATATTTGATGAAATGTACACATATTGTCAAGCATATTTCTCTCTTAAAGGTTGGGGCTCATTAAACGTTTCATACGATGGGCAATTATCCAACTATTTTTCACACTATTAGAAACATTATGAGGGCCATACCTCTTGAAAAATAGGCTACATTAAGGAATAGACTAAATTTACCTTTCTTTTATTATTTTCATTAGTATCCTTAGGACTTCGTAATGTAGAAAGAATGAAACGAGAGTGATTATAGTCCTAAGTCACTCAATCGAAAACGGACTGCCGAATCAGTACAAACACAAGATGAAAAAGCACAAATAAATGAAGTGCAACAGAAGTTGGTAGACCAAC